ATGGATCAGACACTTTCCAGGGAAGAATCCAAGGAGCTTATGCAGCTTCTGGATCTGGATATGTGTGTTTGGGGCAATCTGCCCCTGATGAGAAGGAGGTACCTGATAAAGTGCAAGGAGTACCACCCTGATAAAGGGGGAGATGAAAACCTTATGAAAAGACTGAATGAGCTCTACAAGAAGCTGGAGAGTACACTGGAAACAGTCTATTATAATAGCCAAGGAGAGGAGTGGACCTGGAGCAACAACCAGGTATTGGGATATTGTGGAGAAGGAGACTGTGGTTGCACTATCCACCTTAATGCCTATCTGCTTGGAGAGATATATGGGGATATGTTCCCCTCAATGTTAATTAAGGACTGGGACAAGTGCATTGGAAAATGGGATAGGTGGTGCAGCTGTGTTCTCTGTGTATTGAGAGGAAGACACAAGGCCAGAGTGAAACACCTCAGAAGACCCCTGGTGTGGGTGCAGTGCTATTGCTTTGACTGCTACAGGAAGTGGTTTGGCATCCCCCTCACCTATGAATCCTTTCAGTGGTGGGGCAAGATTCTGGAGCATACACCATATGGAGCTGTGCATATATAGGTATGTATCTCAGGGGCTGGGGAGAATCTTTCTAACCCCCTTTACTGATATGTGTTTTCTAGGTACCCACATATGGGACGGCAGACTGGGACAGATGGTGGGAGCAATTCAACAGAGACTGGGATGATCTGATGTGTGATGAGACCCTTGACCCAGAGGAAGAGGAGCCCAGCACCCAGAGCACCCCTCCAAAGAAAAAAAGAAAAGAAGAACCTGTGAATAGTGAATTTCCCCAATGCCTTAATGATTACTGCAGCCAGGCAATTTTTAGCAATAGAACCATGACCTGCTTTTTGATTCACACCACAAAGGAAAAGGCTCAACAGCTATATACCAAGGTACTTGGAAAATTCCAATGCCTGTTTGCAAGCAGGCACACATATGGGTCTGTGGGATTTGTGTTTATGATTACACCAAACAAGCATAGGGTGAGCGCTGTCAATAATTATTGCAAAGGCTTTTGTAAGGTTAGCTTTATAAATGTCAAAGGAGTTAACAAAATCTATGACCTGTATTCAAGACTCTGCAGAGACCCCTTTGCAATGGCTGAGGAAAGTGTGGAGGGTGGCCTTAAAGAAAATGACTTTACATTTGATGATTTCCATGGTGGGGAGCAGAAGGAAGCATTTAACTGGAAGCTGATGAGTGACTATGCTCTGGAGATAAAATGTGATGATGTATACCTTTTAATGGGACTGTATCTAGATTTCCAGTATTCCCCATTTGGATGTACCCTCTGTACCCAAAGGCGCCTTAAAAGCCACTACATGTACCATGAAAAACATGAGAAAAATGCTAAACTGTTTGCAGAATGTAAGACGCAGAAAAATATTTGTCAACAGGCTGTGGATGCTGTCCTAGCTAAAAACAGGGTGGAGCATTTAGCTTTAACTAGGGAGGAATTATTATTAGAGAGATTCCTGACTGTATTTGAGCAGATGGACACTGTGCTTAACGATGAGGATAGCATCCTGCTTCATATGGGGGGGGTTGCATGGTTCCTATGCCTTAGGAGTGACATAGACAGCATTGTGTATGACTACCTAGAAATGGTGGTAAGGAATGTCCCAAAAAAGAGGTATTGGCTTTTTAAGGGACCTGTAAACAGTGGGAAAACAACTGTGGCTGCTGCATTGCTTGAATTATGTGGTGGTAAGGCCTTAAACATAAACCTTCCATTTGATAGGATAAATTTTGAGCTTGGATGTGCTATTGATCAATTTACAATAGTGTTTGAGGATGTGAAGGGGCAGATTGGGGAAAATAAAGACCTTCCTAGTGGGAATGGTGTAAACAATTTGGATAATTTGAGAGACTACATGGATGGAAGTGTGAAGGTTAACCTTGAGAAGAAGCATATGAACAAAAGGAGTCAGATTTTTCCCCCTGGAATTGTTACAATGAATGAATACAACATTCCTATCACCCTTGTGGCAAGGTTCCACAGAATCTACACCTTCCAGCCCAAAAGGCATCTTAGACTGAGCCTTGAGAAGACCCCAGAGGTCATGCAGCACAGAATATTGCAGAGTAGTGTTACTATGCTGTTACTCCTGATTTGGTGCAAGCCTGTAGCCTTGTTCCACAGCTCTGTTCAGGCCAAGGTGGTATACTGGAAGGAGGTAATTGACAAATACATTGGCCTTACTGAGTTTAGCAGGTTAAAGATGAATATTAGAAATGGGAAATATTTCTTTGACAATGACCCTACCCCAGATGTATTACCAGATGATGATTCTATAAAATTGACACAAACAAGTGATTATCAAACACAGTGATTTATTACAATAATAAAGTTACAATGACTGAGTATTTACAAGTGGTGTGGTTGTTTGTAGTACTGCTGTCCCCCTCCTCAATGCTTCTGTCACTAGATTCCCCTGGGTACCCACTGTTCCCTCAAGAATTGTGGGTAGGGGTTGGGTCTCCTGGGTCATAGTCACCTCTGTTACCCCTGTCTGTCCCACAAAGTCATCATTAGGCTTATTAAATACCTGCTTATAAAGCAGATTAATAGTATATGGGTTCTTAACCTTTCTCTGCCTAAAGTGCAGCCTAAAAAATCTTCCAGAACCTGCATGGATTCTCCTGGAATTGGATTCAGGCGCTAGGGTTGCCTCGTTCACCTCTGCCACTGTGCCAAGCATATCACATGAGGTCACATACAGTCTTCCCTGCAATAGAAGCACGCCCACCCCATACTCATCTACCACAGGAACTGTGGAACTGTTCCCAATTGTGAGCACAGGAGGGGTTTGTGACCCTCCTATAACCCTGCCAAAGTATCTGGTATTATCATTCCTACTGGGGTCAGGCAGCCAGCAATCACAAGGAAATTGGGGCTTATCTACCTTTCTTCTCACAGTATTTTCTGTCACAAGATCCTCTCCATTAGGTGGGGCCTGTACTCCTGTGGGGTAGGTCACGGATTTCCTGGACTTAATGCCAAGTACATCCAGTGGCTCTCCTCCCACTGCCCAGAAGTAAAACTGAGGCCCCTCAACCCCCCCAATGTTTTTCTGTGCTGATGTGTATCCTGTGGAAAATGTTTTGGGGGCAAATAGCACCTCTGTTTCCACCCTGTACAATTCCCACACAATCATACTGTTTTCATCCACCTGGTTGGGGATTTCAGGTGGCTGGACCATACCTAGGCTATACAGTAGGAGCTCCCCAACATTGGGCTCCTGTCCATTTGTGAGAGGCCCACCAATAGACTGAAACACACCATTTCCATCTGTGGTTGCAAAGGTGGGCTTCAGGAATAGCTCTACTTTATATTCTGTGTGCTGATCCAATGGTACAGTGGCAAGAACATCAACGCCTCCTTTTCTTATTTGGGTTGGCAGTCTTTGGACCACTCTTGTAGGTGCGGAGACGCGTTTTCCTTTCTTGGTAGACATCCCCTTCAGGTGGCTGTGGATCCTCAGGCAGGCCTCTCTTGATGCCCTGTTTTGGGGGGAAATCAAGCTGAAGTTCATCCAGGACATACAGTACCCAATGAGGGAAACTGTAGTGGAGTGTACCCCCTGTGGGTCCTGACATGCTGATCCATTGTCCCAGTCTTTGTACTCCTCCACTTAGAGCATTGTATCCATCAACAGGCAACTGTGCAAGATCTGTTGCAATTTGTCCCACAGATCCTGCTGCACCCCTGGTGGTATCTGCTACTCTTTGAACAATTTCTCCAAGATTTAGGACTCCAGTCTCCGCCTCTTGTATAAGTCTGGCACTGTCCACTCTTCTCTGTACCTGGACCCTCTCAATCTGCCTTACAAGGGCATTTACAGGATCAGCATCCTGTATATACTGCTGGGCAGCTTCTGAGGCCTGCCTTAGGCCTGTGGAAAGGTCCCCAAGAAGTCTCTGCAGCTCATCACTAGCTGTTCTCCTGATCAATTCTGTGCCCGTACGGTAATATGATGTCCAGAGTCCATTGGCAATTCCAGAGACAATGTCCGACAGACTAGGCAATTCTGGCAGGAGGTTGAGGACCCAGTCTGGGATGCCTGGAATTCCACTTTCCAGCTGATATGGTGGGATAACTGCAAGCTCCATTGTGTGGTGTGTGGGGTGGAAGTGCCCTCCGTGTCCTGGGTAGTAGGGGTACAGTCCACTTCCACCTCCTCCCGCTTCCTGCCCAGGCAGGCCCCCAGAATTACCTAAATATGTGGCCACTCCACCAGCAAGGCCTGCTCCAGCATTCACCAGGCCACTGATTGCTGTAAATGTGTTGGCAAGCTCAGGAGTCTGTGAAAGGAGAGTAAAGGCTGAATCAGGGATTCCAAGGGCAGCTGCCTGTTCAGCAAGGGACGCCCCCAGATATTCCCCTCCAAGGGTGGCACTCTGAACTAAGGTTTCAACAGCAGCGAGGCCTTCACCACTTGCTACAGCTCCAAATGACCCAGCAATCTCAATAGCTTCAGCAGCACCTTCCACAGCTGCCGCAAGTATCTCAGGAATGGCTAGGATAGCCCCCATCTAGACTAAGGGGGACAAAAGGGGGGCAAGTACTCCACAATCTTTTTAAAAGTGTACTTACCCCTCTGCTGTTCACCCCTGTCTGACCTGTGTGTCTGCCAACCAGGAAGCGCACTCCACAGAACTTGGCGGTCTGCCAAAATGAAACCTAGGTGAAATGTGACGCAATAAAACCGCAAAAACAGGTCAGGTTACCTGGGCGTACAAGTACTGGCACGCCTCCAAAACCACAGGCACCAATGGCATGTGAGCTCCTCGAGTGCAGGCATGCAAGGATAATTGTGATTGACATTGTACACACCTACCTGCTAACCTTTTTTCCTATATATGTGGAGGCCTGGAGGCCAATTTAGCCTCCCTTATTTTTTGTTAGAAGGAGAGGCGCTGCCTGAGGCCTGAAGCAGAAAAA